CCTGAGGGTGGAGGAGAGTTCCGGACTGAGTGGCTTATGTACTATGATGCGCTCACGCCAGGCACACTTAACTACTACATCTTCGTTGATCCCGCTAATACCAAGGGCAAGGATTCGGACTACACAGCTATGGTTGTGATGGGTGCCGGAGGTGACCGTAATTTATACTTAGTGGATATAATACGTGACCGTTTAAACGTACGCGAACGGGAAGATAAGCTATTTGAGTTGCATGCTAAATATAAGCCCAAGTCCGTAGTCTATGAGAAATACGGCATGCAGTGTGATGCTGACTGGCTGCGTAAGGCTATGGATGATCGCAACTACCGGTTTCACATTCAGGAAGTTGGTGGGAAAGTCTCTAAAGAAGACCGCATTAGGCGCTTGATATCATATTTTGCGGATCGCAAGATCTTTATGCCTAAAGTGCTTTACAAAACCAATTACAAAAACCAAGCTGTAGATGTAATCAACGAGTTCGTAGTGCAAGAATATTCCACCTTTCCCGTTGGTTTACATGATGATTTGCTTGACGCTATGAGCCGCTTATGCGATATAACAATACAGTACCCGGGCCACAATACCATAAACTACTATGAGCTTTACAGATGATCCAACATCCCAACCCACTCAAACAAATCATCGATGAAATTAAAACACGGCTCGATGAGCTTGAAACCGAGATGAAAAACATTAAATGGATATCAACTGAATCACTCAAGATAGTTGAAGAGAATGAATTACTCATCAAAGCGATGGCTCTCGATATTGAAGAGTTGACGAATGTCAGGTTTAAACATAGTCTAGACCCTGTGGTTGGGCTTAAACCTGAGCGTAAGATAATGCGCAAACCGAGAGAGAAGATATGAATAACGACATCTTAATAGAAGCGTTGCGAAAATGGCATAATGAAATGAATGAACAGTTTAAAGTTATAATGGCTTATCATACACGTGATAATTCATGGTTAGCTAAAGATGGAGTAACTTTTGTTTGTAATGCGGACGAGTTAGATGGTGCAATATCAAAAAACAATAAAGGTAGACGCGCTCATGAATTAATGAGCGCGATAAGTAGACATTTAGAAGTAGTAGACTTGTATAATCAATTAAGGATTAGCGGTACGATTACTAAAGTTGATGGGGATGATCTCCAAGAGCGAGCAAATTATTATAATATATTATCTGCTGAAGCTGCATGTGAATTACAACAATTAGAAAATGAAACAAACCTGGAAGTAAAACATGAGTGATCAAATGAAACTTGAAGACTTAGAAATCAGAACCGAGATCAATAAAGAGAAATGGCTTAAATTTGATTTTGAATTAGCAACTATGCAGGATTCGATATCTTTGTTGAACTTCAAAGTCGATAAGCTGTTAGAGCGCATATCATCTCTTGAAGCATCTGTGCTCACGGCCATGTTAGCGATACGCCAATTACAAGAGAAGCTTGAAGAACCTGACAAATAACTTACTCAACTGATATATATACAATTCCTTGATAAGCACATAAAACTGAGATAATCTCTAACGTATTGAAATATAAATCATTACTTAGATGTTACTTGATGAGCCAAAAGAACTACTGGGCATGGAAGATGATGAAGAAATCATCAGAGAAATGGAAAAGCGCATCAATGAAAACTTAATGATCGAGCAAGATTGGCGCGAGATTGAAGTACGTGAGTCTTTTGCCCTTTATGAAGGTGACCAATGGATTAAAGACGATATAGAACGTCAAAATGCCAATGGCATGCCTATCATCTCTATTAATAGGGTAAAGCCTGTAATCCAATCAATAGTTGGCTTTGAGATCCAGAACCGCTTAAATGTTAAATATATCCCACGGCTTAATGACGCTGAGCAAAATGGCTTTAATGATGTGCTCAATAATGCTGTAAAGTACATAGAACAAAAGACAGATGCGGATCTAGAGTACACTCTTGCCTTTCAGGATATGCTAATCTGTGGTGTTGGTGCAACAGATACACTGATGGACTATAGTAAGCCTCCATATGATGGCGAGTTCAAAGTTGAACGCGTTATGCCTGCGTTTCTATTTTGGGATCCGGCAGCTAGACGCAAGAATAAGATGGATTCTGATTACGTGGTACGTCTCAAGGTGGTTAACCGAGACATCATCCGTCAGGAATACGGTGTTGAGTACTTCAATGATATATATTCCAGTGCTTTAGACGCGCGAATACTAGAATTCTTCCAAGCCGTACTTGCAGTTAAACAGCTAGGCGTAGTTTACGAATACCAATGGCGCAAGAAAAAACCTTTCTATCAGGTCGCGAACCCTTTTAGAGAGTTGGACCCTGCGCAGTTGGCTGTTGAGAGTGGCATCATGACAATGGACGGCGTAGATGAGTTCGTAACCATGCTTGATGCCACAATGGCTTTTTATGCTGAGAAGTACAATTTTAATCCAAAACTAGATCAGACCTTTGCCATCACTGAGAAAGGCGATTATAGCCAATTCCGCGAAGCTATGAAGTTCTTTGGGATCAAAGTCACTAATGCTAAACAGTACCGATACAAATACTACCGGGCTATTATCACCGGCAATAACGTGGTTAGTAAAGCTGAGAATTACTCTCAGGACGGCTTCTCAATCAAATTCATGACTGGGGACTTCTCAGAGCTCACGCAATACGATTATGGCCTTCTGCGCTCTTGTAAAGCTCCGCAAAGGCTACTTAATCAAGCTATATCAGATTACCAAGGATATTTGAATACCATTCCTAAGGGAGGCGTTAATATAGAGCGTGACGCAGTATCGGATATCCAAGGGTTCTTAGATACCTATACCAAAGCCAAGCAAGTTACTATATTTGAACCCGGTGCCTTGTCGGGTGGTAAGGTTATGCCTAAGGTAGCACCTCCGCTACCTCAAGGCATGTTAGAAATGATCCAATATGCAGATGCACAGATTATGTCTGTATGCGGGGTTACACCTGAGCTTATGGGGATGATGAACACTAAAGAGCAGAATAGCTCCTATATGCGTCAGCAGATTAAGCAAGGGCTTACTACACTTAGTACATATTTTGATGCTAGGCGTTCGTATCTGCAAGAGCAAGCGCGTCTATACATAGACTGTGTCCGTGTACTTGCCGAAAACAATGAAGGCAGACTAATACACAATGTCCTCGGCGAAGTAAACGAACAGTATGTCCCGCTACTTAGAGATAATATAGCAGCTGAATACGATGTTGTCATAGAAGAAATGCCAATGTCTCCGGATCAAAAAGAAGATACCTTCTTGAAGCTACTAGAGATGCAGAATGTAATGCTTAATAAGCCTAATCCAGTAGACCTCATGCCGCTAATACTTGAGTATGCGCCATTTGAGCAATCGGTTGTCAAAGAGCTTAAAGCGATGATTCAGCCACCACCACCAGCAGAACCAGATCCGGTGAACCAACGCTTGCTTACTACTGAAGCAGACTACAAAGCGGCTTCTGCATACAAGATAACCATGGAAGGCTTAGAAAAAGAACAAACCATGCGTTATGCACCGTATAAGACTATTGCCGATATCAACCTCACAGAAGCAAAAGCAGCGTCGGAGGTAGCAAAGATTGCGGATCTAACACATCAACAAATAGATAGACGGATAGCATCAATATTTAATCAGCAATTATAGGAGAATTATGACTGATAGTATACCACAAGAAGGCAGAATAACCCCACTTAACGCAGAAGTGTTAGGCAATGAAAACAGCTTTAGAGCGGCGCTTGCAAAAGCAGAATCTCGCTCCGAGCCAGAAGATACGCCCGCTCCAGAAGAAATCCCGCAAGATGTAAAGTTGGCGACCCGCGAAAGTGAAACTACCGAGGAATCCTCTAGTGTTGACGACATTGATGTCGCGAACATCGATGAGCCATCCGGAGATTCCGGAGAACTGGAAGCGGACGCGCCAGAAGCAGAGACAAAAGGTCATTTAATCCCCAAGTCACGCTTTAACCAAGAGATCGAAAAGCGCAAAGCACTAGAAGGCCAGCTCGTTAAAGAGCGTGAGGAACGTATCCGCTATGAGACACAGCTTGAAATGCTTACCAATATGCACCAGCAAGCACAACAAGCGCCACAACAATCACAACAATCATCCATAGATGATATAGATCCATTAGATACCGATACCTATAACTATGCTAAGCGTGAGATAGAAGCATTAAAAATGCAACTACAAAATGTTGCTCTTGAAACTCAGCAACGCACTCAAGAGATGCAATACCATAATATAGTTACCGCTCAAGAGGCCGCATTCTCTAAAGAAAACCCAGATTTTAAAGATGCTATGAAGCATGTTCAAGATGTAGAATTTAATATCGCTAAAGACTTGTTAGGCGATGATAGGGCTGCTAATGAATATGTGGGGGCTAAATTGCGTGACGTATTAACACGCTCTTTGAACAGTGGCAAAAATGCCGCTGACACAATCTATAAAATGGCAAAAAATTATGGCTATAGTACAGTTAAAGCACAATCCAAAGCCCCCCCGTCTAAGGACATTGGGGCGATCGCAAAAAACATGGAGCGCGGCGCCAATACTAGTAATCTGGGCAATAGTGGTAATTTTGGTGCTATTCCTACTGACATAGCAGCTGCCATGAATAAGTCGGGCAATCCTCTCTCAGGCGTCAATCCAGAGTCCTTTCATAAGATGTTGGACCGCTTAAGATAATACCGTTCGGGAATATATGATCTATTTTATACTTTAAATCCTGCTAATATTACCGTACAGTAATATTGGTAGAGTTAATAATAGTTGTTGATTCTGCATGCAACTAAGTTATTGTAATATATACGGCTTTGCTTGTTCTCGGCTCTTTATAACAAGTTAGGGAATATAGGCGAAGCCATACTTGCATTTGGGCGACGATACAGCCAACGGAGCTAAGCAACTCCCTAAAAGGTTCGAGCTAAGGTAGCCTCGATAAAACACCTCGTACACGGCAAGAAATACATAAAAATATTTCAACCTTTACGAGGACATTCAACATGGCAGTAACCACGTTTAATACCAACTCGGCATCGGTAGTAAAGTTATGGTCTGAAAGGACCCTATATGACTTTGTAACTGACACAGAAATGCTAGGCCAAATGATGAAGGCTGGCACTCTGCGCCGCGTTGACAACACATCCAAAACTGCGGGCGACCGCGTGACTATTTCATTCTTGAACAGACTTACAGACCAAGGCTTACTTGGCATGCAATCTGCTACAGGTCTTGAATCAGCACTTACATACTTCACTGATAACGTAAACATTGACCAACTACGTATTGTAGTAGAAAACCCTGCTGCGTACACTATCGATGCTCAACGCGTGCTTTATGACATCCCAGAAGACACTTATCGTGTTGAGTCTGAATGGATGAAGACTCGTGGCCTTCTTGGCGCGTTTAATCAGCTTGCTGGTAATACTGCGACTACTATCACTTATGATGGTGTAGCGTACTCTGGTAATGATAGACTTAAGATCACAGGGCTAAATGCTGCTGTTGTTCCGTCTACTACTGCTGGTGTAACACGTATTATCAGACCGAACTCTTTAACTACTGACCAAGCTGTGGCTGCTGATACAACCGCAACTGCTAAGCTTACAGACATTCTGACTTGCGAAACTGTTGCGCAAACAGCACGTCCGTACATTCGCCCACTTTCTGAAACCTCTGAAATCAAATACCATTACTATTGCCATACGCAATCTTATATGGACTTGCTAACAGATGCTTCAGCTTCTCTACAGTACAGGGATATTCAACAAGCGTTGATTACTTCTGGTCGTGGCGAGGGCGAAATGCAAAGGTCGTTCATCTTCTCTCAAACACGCGTATTTAACTCTGACAAGATACCTAACGGTGTTGACTCAGGTACTTCCGCGGCTGTTGCTAATTCTAGGCGTAATATCTTCACTGGCCGTGATGCTGGTGGTATCGCGTTTGGTAAGGGCTATACAGATGGGAAGGCAGATGTAGCTGGCTTTAAAATTTATGGAGCCTTCACAGCGCAAGTTGTGAATGATAATTATGTGAACTCAGGGAACCTCTTAGCTGCGTAAGCAGTAGACAATCCTGAGCCAAGCCTGAGAAATCAGGAAGGTGCAACGACTATCCCGGAAGGGAGTACAGCCAAGTGGCTGGAAGCGCATAACAACCCTAGTGGTTGATGATATAGTCTCCTCTACATAGAAATATGTAGCAGCTTTAAAAAGCGGATTAAGTCTAACGAGCTTAATTGAAGATTTGGTATAATAAAATCGGACTTCCAAGACGTAGGCAATTTACAACGCATCGCGATGATGGGTATTTTCGGAATTAAGAAAGTAGTCTTCAATAGCAATGATAACGCTGTGATTGTTTCCGTTAACTATAGTGCAATATAGGAGATAACAAATGACAGCATATGCTTTTTCTTCACTCACGCCGGATAGCTCATTCCCAGCTAGAACATCGCCAGGAATGCTCTATACGATTGAGTTTCAATATACGTTAGCTGGTGCAGTAGTGTCCGCAGATACGTTTACTACTCCTGCTGGTGCTCTACCTGCCAATGGCATTCGTATCGCTGAGGTCGAAGTAATTTGCCCTGAGCTTGATACTGATGCTACACCAACCGGGACCTTTAGTGTCGGTGACGCAACTACTGCTGCTAGATTTATTTCTGCAGCTCCTATGGGCGTTAACGGTATAACTACTACAGGTTATCAAATGCGTACGGTAATTAACATTGCACAAGGTTTGACCGCGGGCGTTGTTTCTACTGGTACTAACTTCCTCTATGGCTCAGGAACTGCGCCTAGGTTAGTTATGACGCTTGCTGGTACTGTTGCTACGGCTCAAACTGCAGGCACTATACGCCTGAAAGTAAGCTTCTACTGTACTGATGAAAATTAATACAGGTAGATAATGGCAGTTAACTTTGGTGAGCTTATACAGCAGATTTTAGATGATACGAATAGAGACGCTTCTACACTCCTAAATGGTGGCGTCGCTACGTATAAAACTGCAGTAGGGCGCGCCATAGTTACTGCCATTAAATATATGGAGTCCTCGCTTTATTGGGCTTTTAAGACGAGTAGTGTCGTAACGATTCTTGATACCCAATTTAGTACACCATTACCTGCGGATTTTAATTCTATGGTAACAGTGCAATTTAATATTGGGAATGTGCTTTATAGTCTTAGAGAAGGGTTCACGGATGTGACATTCCCGAACTTAATAGCCTTCTATAATAACAATGCACAACAGGGCATTCCTAACAAATACTCTATATATGACAATACGTTATATATATTCCCATTGGCTTCTGGCGATACGGATTTTACACTTTACTACTATCAAAAGGATATATTTTATCCGGTGGTAGACAGTGATACGTCTATCTGGTTCTCCGACGAAACAGTCGATCTAGTACGAATGAAGGCCATGGAACGCTTCTATCATGACACATTACAATCTTCAGAGATTGCCACTACCTATTCACTAGCAGTTATAGATTTCGAGAAGAATCTTATGCGCAAGAATAATCTAAGACAGAATTTTAACACATTGAGTATTTAGTATGTCCGGAAGTACAACAAATTTTAATTGGATTCTCCCTATAGTTGGTGGAGATGCAAATATCTGGGGGGGAGCGACTACAGGCCTTAATTTCAATCTAATCGCTCAAGATGCACTTGTGCGCAGGATGGCGAATACTTTTATTAACGCGACTGAACCCGCTGAAAAGCAATCAGGTACACAATGGATAGATAATACTGCTAATCCCTGGATTTGGAAGATTTACAATAGCACTGGAACTCCAGGATGGATTACTATTGGCACACTTGACCCCACAACTAATACCTTTACCCCCGCAAGTGGG